ATATAATTGAATTGGGTACAGAAGCTGGTGTTGAAATTAAAAATGTACGGGCTGATAGAAAGTCTATTATTGCAAAAATTTCAGATGGAATAATTACTGCTGGTATAGAAAGTGGAGAATACGAAGTCAGTGATATGGGTGAAGATTCTGATAATGATCTCAATTTTAAGAGATACATGGGAGATTTAACCATTCCGGCACCAACTTTAAAACTTGATAATTCGACTATAACAACGCCTGATGAAGTTGTAGAAGTTGAGAAATTACCAGATTTCAAAAAAATGTCTAAGAAAAAACTTGATGATTGGGCTCTTGATCGTGGTATAGAACTTGATCGTAGAAAAACTAAAGCTCATATGATTGAAGAACTTAACGAGAAAATGTAAGGGAATATTATGGGAAAATTCAATAATAAAATAGAGGCAGAATTTAATCCACCCAAACAGTGGGTTTTATCCAGAGCATTATCATATCAAAATGATGATATTGATATTAGTGCTCTTGGTGATGTGGGAGTCAAAGCACCCAACAATAGAATCACATGTAAAAAAGGATTCAAAACTGATCTTGCATCTACTCCCAAAATTCTTTGGAACATTATTGCTCCTTGGGATATTGCTAGAGCTGCAATTATTCATGATCTTCTTTATCTAAGAATTCGTCAATATCGTAGGAAAGCAAACAAAAACCTGAAGGGTGAAAATCCTGAAGTAATTAGTAAAGCAAAAAAAGCTGCAGATATGGTATTTTTGATGGCTATGAAGGATGCTGATCCTAGTGTACCATCTTGGAAGATTTTCTTTGCTCATCGTGCAGTTGTAGCATTTGGTCGATGGTCTATTATTCCCAGAGAAGGAGATTAATTTGTGGGTATTTTTAATAAGTAGTATAGCATCCAGTGTTGTTGGTAGTGCCGCAAATTCTTGGTTTGCTGATACCAAACTGGGTAAGTGGTTCTATCAGAAGGTTGATAATGTTGCATCATGGGCATCTAGGAAATTGGGTTTGAAGATTCTTGCAGATGAAATAACTTGGAAGACGAAGTACCCAAATGTCGCACTAAAAATCGACAACCTAGAAGCTAGAATTAAACAACTAGAGGAGAAAAAATAATGTATACTTGGAGTAAAAATAGAGCAATGGAACGTACTTCATGGGACGGCAGCGCACTTATTGTCGTAGGTCTTGTGGTGCTGTTCCTTGGACCTTTCGCAAAATATGCTGCGCTGGCATCAATTGTGTGGGGTGTTTTCACCATATGGAAAGCTGAAGACTAATATTATGACAGGGTTGGAAACAGAGGTCGAACTTCTTAAAAAAGAATTGTTTGACCAAGCAAAAATTTATGATCGTTTGGATATTGCAATTGAAAAGTTGACTGATGTTTCCAACTCTATCTATCGTATGCTTGCAGTCCATGAAGAAAAGATTGCAAGACAAGAAGAAGCAATCTTGGATGCAGAACAAAAAATAGAAGAACGTAGAACTGAATTATCTACAAAAATTGATGCGTTACATACTAGAATCTCTACAAATACCAAAGACATTATGGCAGCTGCTGCACTACAACACCAAGAACAAAACAAAGAAATACAAAAGATTCGGGATGAATTGAGTAGCAGAGTAGGTGTTCTAGAGCGCTGGAGATGGATCATCATAGGTGGTTCAATTATTGCAGGATTTGTTATTCAAAAATATATGGTAATAGGGGGTTGACAAAACTCCTTGAATGAAGTAATATATATTAATGAGTTCGTATATTGACATAAAATACCTTAATATTATTTCCCCACAATTACAAAAATTTAAAAAGAAGAGTGATAATCTCTGGAATTTTAGGTGTCCTTATTGTGGGGATTCTAAGAAAAATAAAACAAAAGCAAGAGGATTTGTATATAAAAAGAATAATGACCTATTCTTTAAATGCCATAATTGTGGCGTCGGCACTACAGTAGGTAAGATGATAGAGTATCTAGACTCTAAAATTCATAAAGACTATATAATGGAACGATACAAAACAGGAAGTGACACGATCACTCCAAAACCAGAGTTTAAATTTGATGAACCAGTTTTTCGAAAAAAGGATGTCTTCAAGCCACTCAAGTCTATTTCAGAACTTGAAGCAGACCATCCAGTTAGAAAAATTGTTGAAAAGAGAAAATTACCAAAAAAATCACTTAAAGACATCTATCTTTGCAATTCATTTTTTAAATTTACAAATACTTTAATACCGAATAAGTTTCCAATTTTGGATGGAGATCACCCAAGATTGATGATACCATTTCGTAATGAACAAGGAGAAATATTTGCGTATCAAGGAAGATCATTTGGAAATGAACAACCAAAGTATCTCACCATCAAGCTTGATGGTAAAGCAGATAAAATATTTGGATTGGACAGAGTAGATAAATCCAAACACTTTTATGTGTGCGAAGGCCCATTAGATAGTTTATTTATTGATAATTGTCTTGCAGTCGGTGGTTCTGATTTTGATAGACTTGAAGGAAACTTTACAGTTATTTTTGATAATGAACCAAGAAATAAGGAGATTAATAAACAGATAGAAAAAACAATAAACTTTGGACACAAGATTGTTCTTTGGCCAATATATAATCCACATAAAGATATTAATGATATGATTGTGGCAGGATATACCAAACACGACATAGAAACTCAAATTAAACAATTCACCTTTTCTGGCGCCGAGGCCAAATTAAGGTTCGCAGAATGGAGAAAGATAAATGCCTAATAATCATCTACCAACATTATATCAAGAATTTATTCACCTATCAAGATATTCAAGATGGTTGCCAGATAAACAAAGAAGGGAAACGTGGGAAGAAACAATTAAAAGGTATTTTGATTTCTTTAAAGAACACTTATATGAAATGCATGAATATAAAATTGCAGACAAACTACTAGATGAATTAGCAGCAGCAGTTTTATCTCAAAAGATCATGCCATCCATGCGTTGTCTTATGACAGCTGGCGAAGCATTAAAACGTGAGAACATTGCTGGGTATAACTGTTCTTATGTTGCAATTGACCGCCCTGCGGCATTTGATGAAATTCTGTACGTTCTTATGAATGGTACAGGAGTTGGTTTTAGTGTAGAACGCCAATATGTAAATGAACTTCCTAGCATTGCTGAGGAATTCTATTCTTCTGATACAACGATTACAGTTGCAGATAGTAAGTTGGGTTGGGCAAAGGCATTTAAAGAACTGGTCGGTATGTTGTATATTGGTCAGATTCCCCTTTGGAATTTGTCTAAAGTACGTCCTGCTGGTGCTCCACTAAAAACTTTTGGTGGTCGAGCATCTGGCCCAGAACCATTAGAAAATCTATTCAATTTTACTGTTTCTACATTCCAAAATGCAAAAGGACGTAAGCTATCGTCTATCGAATGCCATGATATTGTTTGTAAGATTGCAGAGGTTGTGGTGGTAGGTGGTGTACGAAGAAGTGCGCTCCTAAGTCTCTCAAACCTCTCAGATGCCCGTATGAGAGCCGCAAAGTCTGGCCAGTGGTGGTCAACGGAACCTCAACGTGCATTGGCGAATAATTCTGCATGTTATACAGAAAAACCAGATATTGGTGTATTCATGGATGAATGGAAGTCTATTTATGAATCTAAGTCAGGAGAACGAGGTATCTTCAATCGTGAGAGTGCAGTTAAGATTGCTTCAAAGAATGGACGTAGAAACACAGAAGATTATGATTTTGGTACAAATCCTTGCTCTGAGATCATTCTAAGAAATCGTCAATTTTGTAATTTATCAGAAGTAGTAATTCGCAATACTGATACAAAGGAGTCTCTTTTAGAGAAGGTGCGCCTTGCAACGATTCTGGGTACATTCCAATCCACACTTGTAAACTTCAAGTATGTATCCTCTTCATGGAAAAAGAATTGCGAAGAAGAGAGACTTTTAGGAGTCTCTCTTACTGGTATTATGGACTGCCAGTTTACCAATGGTAAAAAAGAAGGTCTTGAAACTCTATTAGAAGAATTAAAAGTAAAAGCTGTCAAGACTAACAAAGAGTTTGCACAAAAGATAGGAATTAACCAAAGTGTTGCTGTAACGTGTGTCAAACCCTCTGGGACAGTCTCACAGTTGGTTGATACTGCAAATGGTATCCATGCAAGGCATAATCCTTACTATATTCGTACTGTACGTGGAGATAAGAAAGACCCGTTAACACGAATGATGCACGATGCTGGATTTCCAATTGAAGATGATATTACAAATCCAAGTCATACTTCTATATTCTCTTTCCCTATGAAGGTTGATAAAAAAGCAATATTCCGTACAGATATATCTGCTATAGAACAATTAGAACTTTGGTTGATATACCAGAAACATTGGTGTGAACATAAACCATCTGTTACTATTTCGGTAAAAGAGGAAGAATGGCTTGAAGTTGGTTCGTGGGTGTACAAACATTTTGATTTTATGAGTGGAGTAAGTTTCCTACCATTCTCAGAACATACATATAAACAAGCACCATATCAAGATATTGAAGAAGAAGATTACACATTGCTTTTAAACGAAATGCCTAAAGAAGTAGATTGGACAAAATTATCAGAGTATGAAAAAACTGATATGACAATTGGTGCTCAAGAATTAGCGTGTTCAGCTGGCACCTGTGAAATATAATGAAATTAATAGTATGTGAAAATTGTGAAGCAGAATATAAAATATCTCATAACATGAATGAAAGATATTATATAGTTTTACATTGTACTTTTTGTGGTACTGATTTATCAGATGAGTTAGAAGAAGAAATTGAAGAATGGGATGATGATGAATAATATATTATTTGGTTTTCCTATTCACAAAGTTAGAATAGACCCAGATTCTTATGACAAAGAAAAAATAATCAGTGACATAAAAGAAAATTATGAGATAGACAATAATAGGAATGAGTGGGGCTCTAGTAATCTCCATCATGCTTATGGCGATTGGACTAACGAAAAGTTTATTGATATAAATTACAACAAACTAAAAGAAGTATACCAAAAAACTTTTGATAATTTTTTTCAAAATCATTTTAAAAACAGCGAACCTTTTAATTATCATTGGAATATTGCAAACTATACAGCAATAAAAACAGGACAATATATGAAATCTCATACACACCCAGAGTATGATTTTTCGTGTACCCATTATATCAGTTTTAACCCAGAGAAACATAGCTCACTACGATTTGTAAATAGTAGTCCTACAGGTTTGTTTGGAAGAGAAATAATGGGCGAACAATATCATATAGCAGATAGGTCTGACATATCTAATACATACTTGTATGGCGATTATGACTATCCAGCTGTTGAGGATGAAATGATAATATTCCCTGCAACACTACAACATGAAGTTCCTGCTCAACCAGAAACGGATGAATTGAGAATAGTTATAGTTACTAATATAAAGTTATTAAGGTAAGATATGGAACAATTATTTACAGACATGGAGAAATTTTTCAAAAAAGAAATGCCTTCTCCTTTCAACTATCCAGAATCATTTAAATATTATATAAAGGTTTATATGTATTTCCATCAAGATAAAGTATATAAAGATAAATGAAAACAATTATATGTGATATAGACGGAACTTTATTAAACTATCTGCACGATAGACCTTTGAGTGAACGTGATGAACACGTTGCATTACCTGGCGCTGTAAAACGTATGAGAGAGTGGGAAGCACAAGGTTGTCGTATTATAATCATAACAGGACGTAGAGAAAGTGAACGTACAAGAACAGTTGCAGAACTGGAGAAGGCTCGTATACCTTATGATACGTTACTGATGGGATTTGCCGATAGTGGTAGAGTTCTTATTAATGATGTTGGTAAACATGGTAATTGTAAAGCTCATGCAGTATCGTTACCAAGAGATCAAGGTTTAAATGACTTTGATTGGAGTGAGGTGGGACTTTGAAAACTAGTAGTGCAAAACAAAAAGGTCGTAAGTTTCAACAGTGGGTTCGTGACCAACTAATTGAAACATTAGATATTCATAGAGAAGATATTGAATCTCGTAGCATGGGTGCCGGGGGTGAAGACCTTATCATGGCTCGGGCAGCCCGGGAGAAGTTCCCATTTTCGATTGAGTGTAAAAATCAAGAATCGCTTAATGTGTGGAAGGCATATGAGCAAGCAGAGTCAAACTCTGGTGATTATGAGCCTATCGTTTTTATCAAGAGAAACAACCAAAAACC